AGTATGGTTTTAGAGAGGTTTACCGCTCTCCATAGACATATAATCATATTGTAATGTAAGGTCCGTGAGCAATGGCTCAGCAGATTCGTTGGTCATTTGGAGTTCCCCAAGTATTGTGGGGAATAGATTATGGAAGGTAAAGACAATATCGCTGATATTCTTGTTGTTTGAGAGGATATGGAGACTTCCATCTGTACCTGTGGGCTCACCCTCCTTAAATCTTTTGGATAGGTCTGGTCCAGAGGCTCTGAACATCAAATTCAGAATTTCCATATAATTTGAATAATCCTCATCCACAAGGAATGTGACAGTCATCGGCGCTGGCAACATTGTATTGCTCGGTCGATATCTGTATCCGTGAACTGGGTCAGGTATAGGAACTTCATTGGAACTGACCGTAGGGAGATTACACGTAGTCAGCCAAAATAGTGTTTCTGGTAATACGTTTAAATTCAACCTGTAATTAGTGCCTTTGGCAAGGTTGATTTTTTGGGGCTTGATTCTAGTTTTCTCTGCCATAGTACAAGTATTTATAATTCAAAAAAGAAAAGCCCCTCCGAAGAGGGGCTTTGGATTCCTGCTAGAACTAGGAATCAGTTAATTGCTTAATTTACTATTATAGATTTACAACAGTAAACTTACGGAAGTACGGGTTTTGAGCCGCAGTACCAGTAGCGAATGGGTTATGTGTAAGACCATAACGAGTCTTAAACCCTAAACGAGGCTGGAAGTCTTCCTCACCAATTGATTTCATCAACTGAAGGGGAACGTATGGACAGTAGAAAAGCCCTGCATCATACATATTTGCGCCCTTATAACCAACAGTAACACTGTCAGCAGCCGCAAACTGGTCAATATAGACTTTGTACTTATTGCCCAGAGTACCAGCAAACACATTGTTTGCGATATCCGGCTGATTAGAACCAACTTCCATATTTGGAACCGCAAGACCGGCGACCATATCAAGAGCGGATGCAACATCCGGAGATACGAGCAACCAGTTACCAGCACCACGGCCAGTATTCTTAGCGATTAAGTTTGCTTCTTTATTGATTTGAATCAATAGTGATTTATAACGCTCACCACCCCAACGAGCACCTCTATTATCAAGAGGGTCAGAAACGTCAAACGTACCAGCAGTAGTCGTACCCGCTGTTGCGCCCGGAGTTGCCTGGGATAGAATCTTTTCGATTATCTCACGATTGATTTCAGCAAGAATTTCAGCAGACAAAATGTTGCTTAATTCTGACTCAGCATCCAATCCGTGGATAGCCTTGAGGTCTTGTGCGAGTTCCAAAGAATACTTGGCTTTCAACGCACGAGTTTCAGCAGTTACGCTTGACTTCTCGATTGAGAAAGACATTTCTTTGAATGCACCACCACCAGAGACAAAGCCACCTAGAGCCTCACCATCAGCAGTAGACATAGTATTCGCAGTTCCTTCATCACCAGAGAAGTCAACATCAGGCTGACCGGCCGGTAACGTAAGAGCCTCTGCTCCAGTAGAAGCCTCACCAGTATAGTGAGATTTCATAGCAAAGATAAGTCCCGTAGGACCAGACATCGGCTGAACGCCAATGGTATCATATGCCATCAACTGAGGCATTGTGCGGCGAACTAAAGAGATTAAAATTGGGTCCCAATTATCTACATTAGCGCCTGTAACATTCGCTTCTTGCAAAGCGATTTCTTGGTTTTCTAAAAGACGAAGTGTAATTGCACGTTTGGTTGCATCCTGGATTTTTGGTAAATCCTCGTGCTCCATAACTGGCTGCCACTTATCTTTAATTTCTTCTGATAAAAACATTTTCTGTTTCTCCTGTTATTAAATATAAATGATGTTTAAGCACCTAAAATGCTCGGTTCCCTTGATTGTGAAAGTGAAGCCATTACCTTCTTCATTGCATCAGTCATCACTCCTTCAGAGGGCGCACTAGCACCATCTTCTGCAATTACTTCTTCTTTCTCCGCCTCTGATGGAAAGTACGTTGCCTTCAGAGTTTCCAACTTTTCAGCATAAGTTTCAGCATCTTCAAATTCAACACCTTCAGCAAGAGATTTCATCTTAGCCTTCTGAGTCTCAGTCAATTCGTCTGTTACTTCTCTGAAAATTTTCTCGGCAGTAGCATCAGCAAGTTTCGTCTTGGCTTCGACATTTTTATTCATCTCTTTGTCAAGACTTTCCTTAAGGGTATCAATTTCCTTTGCTTGGTCGTCAACTATGTTGAGTTTTTCACTAGGAATTTCAACATAATGTGCGGCAAACAACTCCTGCATACCACTAACAAAACCTTCTAAGATTTCGTTTTTCAGTCCGCTTTCTACGGCCTGCTCATTATCTTCGAGCCACTCAGTAACCATATAGTCTAAATAACCATCTAGTTTCTCAGTGATATCTGTCAACTGTGAGGCTGTCTGCTCGGCAAGATTCTCTTCCATTCTCTCTTCGATAGCGGAAAGATTCTCTTTTACCTTCGCTTTGACCGCAGTCTCAAATACTAGCGTAGTGCGTTTTTTGAAATCATCAGTGAGGTCCTGGCCGTCGAACAATGCGTTAACATCATCGGAGACATCAATCTCAATTTCGATTTCTTCTTTCTTTGTTTTGGCTACTTTCTTGGACTTACCATCCTCTTCTACTTCGTCATCTTCATCTTCGTCCGCTTCATCGCCATCTTCCTCTTCCGTTGCTTTCGCTTTCTTGGAGGTAGATTTATCTTCTTTCTTATCGTCATCATCCTCTTCAGACTCGTCATCTTCGAGGACATCAACTTCGCCCGCACCATCTACTTTCTTTTTCTTCTTCTTCAATGGTGTTGCTTTTGGCGGTGATGCTTCAGAAATAGAATCGGCGTCGGACATTTCAGAATCTTCAGCAACCATTTCCAGGTCCCCCTTTTCTAAAAGTTCATCGGCCTCTGACACTGTAATAGAAGTATCGGACTCAACGGACTCGCCTTTCCAAGCAGTCTGCTCTTCATCCAAAACTAACATTTCGCCAGTTTTTGTTTTTAACTTCATCAGGGTTCTCCTAATCCTTTGATTAATCATTCAAATTAGTTTTAATGCTAATTACATATATTTATAAAACTAATTACTTTAGCAGTGCAAGAAACCTGCTTTCCTTACATCTTGCTTATAAAATCCTCGAAAATCCTTGCTTCCACAGCCGTTAAGCGTGGTCCACTCGTTTTTTCTATGATTTTTTTGTATTGTGCAATTTCTTTTTCAGAAATCACACCATTTTCCCATACCCACTCTTTGCCTTCCATAACACCATTTACAAAGGCGTCAGGCGCAGATGGGTCTGCGACAATATCCGCGGCAGTAGCAAGATAGAAATCACCTTGTACTTCCTGAATACCCTTCTTATTTGCTTTGAGCGACCCCATACCTCGTGAACTAACACCAAGTTGGGCTCCCTCTTTAATAAGAGTTTTGACAATATTGCCGTGTGGAGTATCAGAGATTTTTGCTCTACCGATATAATTGCTTGGATTATCTTTATCCTGCTTCAATTCGGTAATCATATGAGATACTCTTTCGAGATTGATAGTAGGACCTTCTGGATGTCCTAGTTCTCCAAATGCTCGTTTTTTATCAATATATTCTTTCGTATAACGCTTGACCTCTTTCGCCATAATAGCGCCAGGATACAAGCGGCCGTTCCTATTCTTGAGGTCTGCTTGTAAAAACACACCCTCAATATAGAGGTCTTTGCCATTTGCCTCTGTGACGTATTCTACATTTTCTGTTATTTCTGAAATTAGTCTCATTATACCTTTCTCCTACTTTACAGTTCCTTCTTGATTAGTGTCCAGACACCATAAACAATTGCCGCATAGGCAACATATGTCATCCAAGGTGAAAACAATAAACTAACTACGCCGACTCCAACTAATACGCCGCCGTCCCAGGATGTTCTTTCTGACCATCTGTCTTTTAACCATTCCATTCTACTCTCTCCTACTTTTTCTTAGTGAATTTAGATTTTACTTTACCGCCATACACTCTTTGTGCATTTTTTATTTTGGCTTTATTCTTACGCATCCATTTCTTTCTCATCTTGATACGCTTAACTTTATTACCGCCTTTTTTACGGTCTATCTTGGCCCTTAATTTATCGCCTCGATTTTGAAACTTCTGTTTATCTTTGGTCCTTTGGGTCTTCCTACGTTGCATCGTATTCTTTGCTTTGTAGGCCTTAGGTCCTTCGTCTAAATCAAAGTCCTCTTTCATGGCCAGTTTCGTGGCCGTGGCATACATTACATCTTTCCACTTTTCACCATACTTTTCTTTGAAGGCCTTCTCTCTTTTTTTTAGTTCTAAAACGATTTCTTCTCGCTTTACTAACTCAGCCTTAGTCATCTCACGTTCAGCAAGACCACTTTTCATTACGCCTTTGGCTGCCTTTACAAGTTTTCTACGACCATCTCCTCCGGCACATCGGCGACTGCCAGTATTCCATTCGGCTACATTCGCATCGCATTCACAAGGGTCCATTCCACAAGCATCGCATTGCTCTTCAAGAGAATCAAGCCACTCTGCAATCTCTTCGCCCTCATATACACCTGACGCATCATCGGGTTCGCCATCATCATCATCATCTATATCCCCGATTTGCCACATTGCCCAACCGTTTACTGCTTCTGCTTCTAGTTCGGCTCGCTCTGCTACAGTATTTTTTGCCCAGCCCTCTTCAGTCCATTCAACTATAACAATATCATCACTGTCCTCATCAAGAACAGGAACACGCATTGCTTCGCTGACATACTCTTTGAACTTAACTAGACTCATAACTTTTCCCTCTTATACTTTTAACAATTTTTTATCTTGAAGGGCTTTTCCAAGGACTGCCGCTTCTTCTATTGGAAATCGAGCGGGTCCTGCTTTTCTTCCAGTTAACTGAATCATCATACCATCTCCTTTAGGTCCAGCAAATCTCGTTATAGTAATAGATTTACTGCCTTTGAAGTCAGTGCCTTCTTGTAGTTTTCTATGGGCTGATAAGTGATTAACAGCCTCTTCGACATATTTATTTTTAGTAGTCATCCTTTTCCCCTTAGGATTTATAATCGTCAAGGTCACCGAGAATATCCATAACCTTATCCATTCCCTTCATAACATATTTAATACTGTAGTTTCCGCCTGTGAGTTGACCATCAATAATATTTCTCAACTCATTATATCTTGCGCCTGCGCCTTGACCTGCAGGCGAATCAGACGGGTTGTCGGCACGCTCTTTGTCCATCTTTCGACCCAAGTCTACTAATGATTTGTTAAAAGCCTCTAGCGCCTTGACTGCTTTCGCACCGACCGAGATTTCTTTTCCATATACACTTCGGGCTTCAGACAATTTCATTTTATCATAGGTAGGTTTTAGAAACTCAACCACCTCTTTTTGGTAGTCTTTACTCATCTTCGGACTTCCATTCCTTTTCAATTTCTCCAAAGAACTTTTTCTTATCTTCATCACTTAATGAGGAAGGACTTTTTACTTTGAACTTAGCAAGTTTCTTATTGAAAAATTTCTGGTATGCTTCTTTAGAACCTTCAGGAATTTTCATTCCTTTTGGAACGAATGCTTCCTCTTTGTCATCATCATCGTCATCTTTGCCTGCCTTTTTCTTCTTGGCATCGATGGCTTTCTGAAGAGCCGGTGGAAGTGTACCTTCGTGAGTGTGTTCGGCATCTCCCGCTTCGTGGGAATGTTTCGTGCCGTCTGAGTGAGTATGCTCTATTGAATCGTGCGTATGCTCTGCATCACCACCATCGTGGGAGTGAGTTACATCACCGTGAGTATGCTCTGCGTTTTTAGGTGCTTCACTGATTGCCTCTTTCTTAGCAAACATTGACTTAGCAAGTTTCTCTTTCATAGAGGCTACTTTGGTTGCCAATCGAGAATTTACTTCAGAAGTTAAGATGCTTTTAAATGCACTCGCTTTCTTATCTCGTGCCAGATGCACCAATTTTTCTAGATTTTCGTTTATCATAATTAATTATCTCCTAGTATAAATCGTCAGAGGCGCCTTCGTCATCTTTTGATTTGGAAGCCTTCTCTGTTTCCATTTGTTTGTCTAATGTTTCTATATCTTCCTCAGATTGCATCAGAACATTTTTTCGTACCCATTCAATTGAGTAATAACGACCAATCATCTCTCCACTTGATATAGTGTCAAGCATCTCGATACGTTCTTTCATCATCTCAATTTTCTTGAGTTCAGTAAAGTATCCATCATCTTCAAAGATGAAATTAATATTCTCTTTGTATATATTCCATTCACCCTTGTCGATAATCCCTTTTGCAAGTAGTTGCGTTCTCAATAAAGAATAAAATAAATCAGAAAATCGTTTACGTAGTTTCGTTACATATTTCGTAAACTTAATCTCATCCCTTGTTACTTCACCAACTCTAGAGAAGGTCCAAGTATTATCTGATTCCATTCTACTTGAGGGTACGTGAAGTGCCTGATATACTTTCTTCTGAAAATATGATACATCATCCATATCGCCAAGATTCGTACCACCTGGCAATGTTTCTACTTCGGTGCCCCTGCCTCCCTCTTTTCGTGGGAGCCAAAAATCTTCCATCATTGACATCGTATCTTTACCATCAGCAACGGTACCAGTAGTCGCATCATAAACCATTTTATTCTTAAACTTGTTCATAATGTTTCGTAGATATTGTTCTGCTTTAGTCTTAGGCAGATTTCCAACATCTATATAGAACACCCGTCTTTCTGGTGCTCTAGTAATTCTATAGATAACCATTGAGTCTTCCAACATTCTCAATTGGTTAATCGGCTTCATTGCTTTATGTAAATATGAAAGAGTAACCTCTTTCTCTTTATCATATAAGCCAGAGTCAGCAGTCGCTACTGCCTCCATTGCAACCTTAAGGGTTTGAGTTATACCTCTACTTTCGTTTGTGTAAATCCAGTATTCATCTACCCCCTTTACTATTTCGATTCCATCTTTATTTCTTTCTTTAATAACTTCTTTAATTTTCTTGA